GATGACAAACCAACTGGCGATTACGAGCAAGAGCCAGTTGCACCTATGGGTATGCAAGAACAAGCACCAGACCCTATGATGATGGGTATGGAACAAACTCATACAATGCCAGATGGTACAGTACACCCATTTGCAACCCATGAAGAATATGAGGCAAACATGATGGGCATGGGTATGCCACAACCAATGTTGCATGATGTTGTAATTCATAGAATTAATAAAAAAGGCAAAACTTGTATTGAGGGTATTCCACCCGAAGAAATGCTAATTGAAAGCAATGCAAAAAACATTGATGACGCAAATTTCATAGCACAAAAGAAAATGATGACTCGTGGTGAGTTGATAGAACTAGGCTTTGATAGAGACATAGTATTAACCTTGCCAACAGAACGAGTTGAGGACATGAATACTGAGTTTCAAACTCGTCATAGTGATATTCACAACAGCATACAAAGAGACATAACTGATGAATCAACCCAAGAGGTTGAGGTCTTTGAATGTTATGTTAAGTGTGATTATTCTGGTACTCATAAATCTGAATTAAGAAAATTTGTAGTCGCAGGTAACAATGGTGAAACTTTATTGTCAGATGAACCTTATGATAGTTTTCCATTTGTAACCGCAACACCAATTATCATGCCACATAGATTGTATGGTCGTTCAATAGCAGAGCTAGTGCAAGACGTACAGTCAGTCAAAACGTATGTAATGAGAGCTTTAAATGATAATATCTATGGTATTCAAAACAACAGACTTGCTATTGATGATAGCAGAGTAAATGTATCTGATATATTAGCAAACAGACCAAACATGATTGTTAGAACTAAAGGCAATCCAATGGAGTCTATACAAAATATGCCAGTACAACCAATAGGTGATACTGCATATCCATTGCTCACATATTATGATGAACTAAAAGAGCAAAGAACTGGTGTATCTAAAATCAGTCAAGGTTTAAATGCTGATGCACTAAATACTAAAACATCAACTGGTTTAAACCAAGTAATGACCCAAGCTCAACAAAGAGTAGAGTTTATTGCTAGAACATTTGCACATACTGGTATTAATGATTTAGGTAAAAAGATACTTGAGTGTGTTGTTAAATATCAAAACAAAGAGGATATAGTTCGTATTAGAAATAAGTTTGTACCTTACAAACCTTATGAGTGGAAAGATAGATGTGATATATCTATTACATCTGGTCTAGGTACTGGTAATCAAGACCAACAAATGATTTTCTTAAATAATATTTTAGAACGTCAAGTACAAGCACTGACAACGCAAGGCAATCCGTCAGCACCATTAGTTAATCTAAGTAAAATTTATAACACATTAGAAATGATGGTTGAGAGTGCAGGTCTTAAAAATGTTGATTTATTCTTCTTAAACCCAGAGGAAAACCCAATACCAGAGGAAGAACCTGCTGAACCTACTGAGTTTGAAAAAGTATCTATGGCTCAAATTGAAGGTGAGAACAAACGTAAACTTGCAGAGCTAGAACTTAAATACAAAGAACAAGAACTAAAACATAAAAAGATTATGTTAGACTTTGAAACAAAAGTACAAGAACTAGAACTACAATATAGTAAAAACATAGACCAAGAAGAAATCAAAAGACAAACTAAATTATCAGTAGAGGCAATGAAACAAATTGGTGGGTTTGCAAAAGGCAATATGCCTCAACCAAACATACCACCTAATGACCCAATGAATGTTCCTATGCCACCGCAAGGTATAACACCGCCAGTTGCACCTGCTGAACCACAATTAACACAACCAAATATACAGAACGCAGATTTTAAATTACCAAACGAGTGAGGTCATAATGGGTAAAGAACCAACCAATAAAAAACTTTATAATCAAAAAAAGGCTCAAGCTAAAAAAAAGTTTGATGTGTACCCTAGCAGATACGCAAATATGTGGTTATCGCAGGAATACAAAAAAGCAGGTGGCAAATTTAAAACAACAAAAGTATAGTTTATGGCACATGAAAATAGACGAGCAAGTTTATTAAAAAAACATAATTTAAAGGGTGTAAATAAACCAAAACGTACACCTAATCATTCGACTAAATCACACATGGTTCTTGCACAACAAGGACATAATTTAAAATTAATTAGATTTGGTCAGCAAGGTGTTAGTGGTGATAAAGGTAACACTGCAAGGTCAAGGTCTTTTAAAGCAAGACATAGTGCTAACATAGATAACAAGATGTCTGGTGCGTACTGGTCAAACAAGGTAAAATGGTAGAAGAAACAGAAATACAACGAGGTCATAAAGCAAAACAGTTGCTTGATGAACCTTTAATTAAAGAGGCTTTTGATAAATTAGAAGCTCTTTACAAAGAAGAAATATTTTTAACTAAAGTAGATGAGGACAAAGAACGTACCAATATCTATTTATGTTATAATACTTTGACAACTGTAAAAGCACATCTGCTAGAAATAATGCAGACTGGCGAATTAGCAGAACAAAGTAAACAAGCACCCAAAGTATTCTAGGTCAACCCATTAGGGAACTGATGAATCTAACGAACATTTAAGTTTGTTAGTTTACGAAAGGAACTATCATGGCAAATGATGGCTCATTAGAAAGCACTGCAAACGAGATTGTAGGTTTATTAAATCAAAGTGGGGTCGCAAATGACCAACTTGATAAAATAGGTGAAACATCTGAAGTGCAAAACTCTGAACAACAAGTCGCAGAGGCAGAACTAGAACAACCAAACACTGAACAACCGAGTGACTCGGATTTGGCAGTAGTTGATGAAAGTATTGCTGAAAGTGAACAGTTATCTGATGTTGAACAGACAGAACAACCTACTCAAGAAACATCTGAGCAAGAACCAGAACCAACTTATTATACAGTCAAGGTTCAAGGTCAAGATTATGATGTCAGTCTTGAAGAACTAAAGGCAGGTTATAGTAGAGATAACGATTATAGAATTAAGACTGAAACACTGGCTATTGAAAGAAATCAGTTCAAAGAAGAACAAGCTAAACAACAAGAAGTCTTATCTGAAAAACTAGCACAACTAGACCAAATGCAGACTCATGCAAAACAACAACTGCAAGTTGACGCACAAGGTTTAGACGAGTTAATGGAAAGAGACCCAGTAGAGGGCATGAGAAAAAGGCATGAACTGGAAAAAAGGGCAAGAGACATACATAAACGTAATGCTTATATAGAACAACAAAAATCTAATGAGCATATTAAGTTCATACAAGACGAACAAAAAAAGATGTATTTATCAATCCCAGAATTAAAGAACCCAGAGACTCGTGATGGTTTTAACAAAAACTTAGTTAATTATTTGCAAGAGTTAGATTTCTCGCAAGATGAAATAAGTCAAGTTAATGACCATAGATATGTCAAGTTAATTGCTGATGGCATGAAATATAGAGCTTTACAAAAACGTAAGCCTCAACTGAAACAAAAGGTTGCAGGTGCAACACCAGTATTAAAAGGTGGTGTTGTTACAAGTAAAGAAACTAAAAATGCTAGAGCAAAACAAGATAAGATGACAAGGTTTAAAAAGACTGGTTCTATCGAAGATGCAACTGACATTTTAAAAGGCTTGTTTGAGTAATAATTCTTTTTTTTAAACTAAACAAAGAAAAGGAATAACCGACATGGCTATAACTACAAATGCTGTCAATACGTTCCAAATTAATGCAGGTTTAAAAGACGATTTATCAGAGACTATCTCTAACATATCGCCTTTTGATACCCCATTTTTGAGTTCATTGGCAAAATCAAAAGCTACTTCTACTAAAATGGAATGGCTAAAAGATGCACTAGACACACCTGCATCAACAAACAAACAGTTAGAAGGTGATAATTACACTGCTACTGCACAAAATGACATGACAAGACTTGACAATATGTGTCAAATCTCTGCAAAGGCTTTTGCTGTATCTGGTACTCAGAACGCAACAGACCATGCAGGAATGTCAACGTACAGTGCTTACGTTCTAGCAAAATCTGGTAAGGCTTTAAGAACTGACCAAGAAACATCATTGTTTCAAAATGGTGCTAAAGC